TCATTATTTATTTCATATGGAAAAAGTTAGAGGTGGTGCAAGAGCAAACGCTGGACGTAAACCAAAAGTAGAAGAAGAAAAAGTAAACAATATATTTCTTAAAGCATTAGGCGAACTTTACAATAAAGATACAGAAGAAGAAACAAAGATAGCTTTTGTTAAATCTACACTAATGGAATCACAAAGAGGACAATTGTTTATTGCTGAACATATATTTGGTAAGCCAAAAGAAATTATTGAAGCTACACACAACGTAAATGATTTTAACATAAAAGATATATTTAAAATTGGAAATAAATCTGAATGAAAAGTATAATCTATTAGGAAGTGATAGTAGGTACTTTGTAATTACAGGTGGAAGGGGTTCAGGGAAATCATATTCTTTAAACTCGTTTCTTCTGTTATTAACTTATGAAGTAGGACACGTTATATTATTTACAAGATATACTTTAACATCTGCAAACGTTTCTATTATACCTGAATTTATAGATAAGATTGAAACAGCTAATTTAAGCCACGAATTTTATATTACGAAGGATGAAATAGTAAATCTAAAAACAGGGTCTAAAATACTCTTTAAAGGTATTAAAACAAGTAGTGGAACACAAACTGCAAGTTTAAAATCATTAGCTGGAGTTACAACTTGGGTATTAGATGAAGCAGAAGAATTAAATGACGAAGAAATATTTGAAAAGATTGATTTTAGTATAAGAACTAAAGGAGTTCAGAATAGGGTTTTACTTGTGTTGAATCCTGCAACAAAAGAACATTTCATTTATAAGAAATTCTTTGAAGATAAAGGAATAGAAGCGGGTAGTAATTTAATTAAAGGAGATACAACTTATATACATACAACATACCAAGATAATATACATAACCTTTCTGAATCATTTATTAATCAAATTGAAAATATAAAGTTAAGGAGGCCAGAAAAGTATAAGCATCAAATATTAGGTGGATGGTTAGATAAAGCTGAAGGAGTTATATTTACTAACTGGAGTATAGGAAAGTATGAACAAGTTTCTAAATCTGTATTCGGTCAAGATTTTGGTTTTAGTAATGACCCAACAACATTAGTAGAATGTAATATAGATACTTCTAATAAACGAATTTACATTAACGAAAGGTTTTATTTACCATCATTAACAACGTCTCAAATATACGCTTTAAATAAGCAGCATTGTGTTGATAGTTTAATAATAGCAGATAGTGCTGAACCAAGACTAATATCTGAGTTACAATCGGCAGGATTAAATATATTTCCTGCAATTAAAGGTCAAGGTTCAGTTACTTATGGAATAGCATTATTACAAGATTATGATTTAATAATAAGTCCAGAATCAATTAATCTAATAAAAGAATTAAATAACTATTGTTGGTTAGAAAAGAAATCAAATACACCAATAGATAATCATAACCATTTAATAGATGCTTTACGTTATGCAGTAGGTTATCAATTAGAGAATCCAAACAAAGGAAGTTACTTTATATACTAATGACATACGGAGAAATAATTGCAACAATACAATGTTATATTCATCACATAAAGAATATAGAAGTGGTTATTAATTTGCCACGTAATATAGGTGAGATTAAAAAGATGCAAGAGATGTATAAAGTTGCAAGTGCTTATTTGAATAGTTAAATAAATGTTAAAGTAAAATATAAATAACAAAAAGTATTATATTTGTAAAATATATTAATCTTAAAACAAACATTATGAAACAATACGAAGTTAAAGGTTGGTACAGATATGCTGACAATGAGAAAGATTATGAGTATGCTAAAATAATAGCAGAAAACGAACAAATGGTTATTACACTATTCAAAGATATGTTTAAACAGAACTTCTTTGCAATAGATATAAAGGAAATTACTAATGCTAACTGTTAATTAATGATGGTGCTAAAAGGATGAAAAAGGTTTAACAGTAATCTGGAGTACAAGCAAATCATTAGTCAGTAACCCTGCTCTTATGTAAGCATCGGAACTGATAATTCGAAATGGCTATAAGAAAAACACAAGGTTAGTAATTTAAATTAAAGTACCAGTAGAGCTTCCCGTAAGAACAGCCTTCTGGTCTTTTTTTTGTTTAATACAATTTACACATTATTTTATTATTATAAAAAACAAATCAAATGAAATTAGAAATAACAATACCAACTAAATTAAGTGAAATAAAACTTTCACAGTATCAGGCTTTTTTAAAGATAGCTAAAGACAATGAAGATTCAGAATTTCTACATCAAAAGATGGTACAGATATTTTGTGGAATAGATTTAAAAGAAGTTGCTTCAATTAAATATAAAGATGTAAATGATATAACTACATCTATTGGAAATATGTTTAACCAGAATCATTCTTTTATACCTACATTTAAAATGGGTGGAACTGAATTTGGTTTTATTCCTAATTTAGAAGATATGACATTTGGAGAGTATACCGATTTAGACACGTATATAACCGATTGGGATGAGATACATAAAGCAATGGCAGTATTGTATAGACCAATTAAAAAGAAAGGCTTAAATGGCACGTATGAGATTGAAGATTATAATGGAACAATAACATATGCAGAAGTAATGAAGTTTGCACCATTAGATGTTTGTTTAGGTGCTACGGTTTTTTTTTATCGTTTAGGCAACGAATTATTGAAAGCTACGATAGCTTATTTGGAGAAGGACACGGAGGTACAGAATATTCTGCAACAGCAAACTTCGGACAAAAATGGGGATGGTATAGTTCAATCTATGCTATTGCTCAAGGAGACCTTAACAGATTTGACGCAGTTACAAGATTACCAATTAATCAATGTTTAACATATCTAACATTCGAAAAAGAAAAGAATAAAATAGAAGCTGATTTAATTAAAAGACAGAATAGATGACATCACATTATTACGAAATAACACAAGCAATTAAGAACCAATTAAAGGAAGATTTATTTGTAAACACAGTTACTATTGGAGATATATTTAAAGTTGATTTAAACAAGCTTACAATCTTTCCTTTGAGTCATATTATAATTAATTCAGCAACTTATTTAGGTTCAACTTGGAGTTACAATGTATCTATATTATGTATGGATATTGTAGATGAAAGTAAATCATTAACAACTGATATATTTTTAGGTAATGACAATGAGCAAGATGTTTTAAATACGCAACTAATGGTAGTTAATAGATTCTTGGAAGTTTTACGAATGGGTAAATTTGGAGATGATTATGAATTGATAGGCACACCATCTTGTGAATTTTTTACAGAAAGATTTGAAAATAAAATGGCAGGAGTTACAGTTACTTTTGATATGGTAATACAAAACCAAATGAGCAAATGTTAGAAGTTCAAAAGACTTTAATTAAGTTTAGAGATTATGTTATCCAACAATCCAGAAGCAATCTAACCAAAAGTGGTAAGAATAGTTCTAAAGAATTATATAATTCAATAGATGGTGAAGTAGTTACTGAAAATGGATTTAGCATAGTTGGTTTTACAATGGCAGAATATGGTGCTTACCAAGATAAAGGAGTTTCTGGTAAGATTAAAAAATACAATACACCATATAGTTATAAAAATAAAATGCCTCCTGCTAAAGCATTTGACAAATGGATAGTAAAAAAAGGAATAGCACCAAGAAATGCTAAAGGAGAATTTCAATCAAGAAAAGGTTTACAATACGCAATAGCAAGAAGTATATTTATGAACGGAATTAAACCATCTTTATTTTTCACTAAACCATTTGAAGCAGGATATAAAAAATATATAGATGTAGATTTAATGAAAGCATTTGGTCAAGATGTTGAAACAATGGTAGATTATAATTTAAAAGATATAAAATGAACAAAGTAAAAATTTACAAAGGAGAAGATACAGAACCAACTTTTATAATAGAAAGCATAAACGTAATTGATTCATATCAATATGTTAATTTATGGAGTTGCAAAGAAGAAGTTTATATAGATGAAGAATTAATTGATACAATTTATCACACAATATGAGAGTAGTTAAAGTTAGAAGTCCGTTTATAATTGAAGTAAATGAGGCTGGTCAAATAGGCAGTAAAATAGAGTTATCTATTTGGAATAAAGGAAATGCTGTACCAACTTCTGGTGTAGGTTTTTATTCTCTATCTAAATCTGTACCAAGTGCATCACAAA